AGCAGGGGAGCAAGGTCGGGCTCGCCCCACTGCGCGCCCGCTGGCCGGTTGATGGAATAGTGCAAAATTACAGGCTTTTGACCATCGTCCGAAAGCGGATCGTAGGCGGGGAACACCTGCCCCTCGAGCTGGTCCAGGGAGGCCTTGAGCTTGAAACTGACCGGCTGCTCTATGTCGTTGGATTGGCTGAAGATCTCTTCCACTTCGGAAGCCGGCAGGACCCGAACATAGGACATACCTGCCTGGTCAGTTGAAAGCAGGATGAACAAATTGCCAGTACGGGTGAGCTCGTCACACAGCTCGGCCAGTCTGACCGGCATGTGATTCAAGCGATGGTTCCAAAATTCTGAAAAGAATTTTGAAGCTCCGGCGTGTTTGCAGTTGATAGTTAGCCCCCCGCCGACAACATATTGACTGGTGAGCTCCACGATCCGGCGCGCGAGCGGATTGGTGCGCCAGGCTTCGAGGGACTGCGCGAGGATCTCCGCGCGGTCGTAAGTGTAACGGTCGCGGTCGGACTGCGTGGCTGAGCGTGTGCCGATCAGGAAAGAACTTTCGTTCTCAACGACCGCGAGCGCGGAGCGAACGGCTGCCGAAATGCGTTTTTCGAATAAACTGTCAAATAAACCCATGTGTTAACCTCTTTTTTTTAACCACAGATAACTTTCACCCTCACCCCTGCCCCTCTCCCCTTTGGGGAGAGGGGGAAAGATCGCAGGAACAAGGGGCGAGGGAGCGCATAAAACCGCAGTGAGGGACGAACGTTTTGTGGTTTTTGCGCCTTGCCCGAACCCCGTACCCTGATTAACAAGCATTACTGCACCTTGAATCCTGTCAGAAAATTCTCAATATTCTTCACGCGTGAGCCCACGAGATCGATTTCTTTTTGCAGATAGGCAGTATCACTGCCCCCACCTGTAGGAGGATTTTCGGCGATATCGCCGTTTTCACCCCCACCTGTGGGGGTGATGCCTGCCAGCTTGTCGAGATCTGCCTGACTGCCATTGAACCAGTTGAGATCAATGCTTTTGCTCTCGGCCCCGAACTTAAGTCCGTCACCTGTGGCAGAGTGCTGCCAGAAGGACCAGGGCTTTTGATCGCTTTTCCATGGCTCAGGTGTGATCGGGGCGCTGGCTGAGGTGTAGTGCGCGATCCAGAGCGGATAATAGGACCAGCTCGCATCGAACTTGCCGGTGGTTTTATTCTTACCGTATGAGTTCCAAAAACCCGGGGAGGTGTAGATCATGGGTTTCTTCCCAAGGATGGATTCAACAGCTTCGAGGAATTGAGCAAGCATAGCGTTCGAGGGATATTTCCCGTCCTTGATCGGCGCTTCAAAGTCGCACACTGGGGGCAATGATCCAGGATCATCTTTGAGCAGATCGCAGAAGATGCGCGCCTGCAGCAGGCCGGAGATATCCCACCGGAGGAAATGATACCCACCACGCGGGATGCCCGCTTCCTTGGCGCTTTTCCAGTTATAAAAAAAATCTTCGTCCATGCCCCCACGTTCAGAGACCTTGATAAAAACAAATTTCGCACCTGCAGCTTTGGCTTTGGTGAAGTTCATTTTCTGCGGAGTGCTTTTATCGTTCTGCCAGTGGGATATGTCGATTCCTGGGATCATGTTAAAACCTCCTTTGGGAAACTAAACAAGGCATCGAGGGAGCGCATAAACCTGCAGCGAGGGACGAGCGTTTTGCAGGTTTTGCGCCTTGCCCGAGCCCCGAAGCTGGATAAAACGAGAAGCCCCCTGCGTGATGGCGGTTGGATTCCGCCTCACTGCGGGGGCGATTCCCCTTTGTTCTAACAAAGTGGAATCGGAATTTTTCCGATTTTCAGCGGTATTAATGTTAACGAGACGCCATGTTCTATTTTTGCTGCTGCTGCGATTAATTAACTTAATTAATATATAGCAGTAGTAGCAGAAGAAGAGAGAAATATTTTGCTTGTAAAAGCGGAGTTTCTCCGATTTTGCAGCCTGAAAAAAGCCCCAAAAAGCGGAGTTTCTCCGATTCGGATTTGTTCTATCCGAATTAGATTTATTCAGCATTTTAAAACCCTTTATCCATGTCCTGCAGTGGATCCTGAGCGGGGATCACGAAGGTGGGAGAAGAGAAGGTCCAATCCTGGGCATCGAGAATGGCAACCAGTGAAGCACTGATCAGCTGGTCGTCGTGCACCAGCTCACCGGTGGCGGGGTTGCGGGTGCCGTCAGGCACACCCCACTTGACCCGTTTTTGTGGTCCCGGGAGAATTTCGAACTGGCAGAACTCGACCTGCTCCCAAAATTTTGCAGTATCGTCGGACGTCCCTTCCGCGCATGCGCCCTGAGGGCGCTGCGCTTCACGGATCTCCGCTCCCTGCTCCTGCAGGGAGCTGCGATGCATTTTAAAACGCCCGCCGTCAATGATGCCGAGAAAGTCCCACAGCAGATTGCTCTTGGTGGTGAGATTAAATTCAAAGGGGATCACCCGATCACCCAGGGACGCGGTGAGAAATGAGCTCATGCCCGCCCCTACACCTGTTGCATCCACCACCAAATAGCGCAGGTCATACAGCTCAGCCAGGGCTTTGATCTGGCCGTACAGGTTTGAGTGCTTGACTCCGATCCATTCTTTGCGGAAAATAACCTTATAGCTGGGTTTATTGATCAGCGGGTCATTGATGGTTTCAAGATCGATCTCGAAAACCGTCAGCGCGGTACTGTCGCGCTTGGGGTTGGAGAGATCCTTTTCGCTCAGATCTTCCGGATCCGCGAGCATGGCTTCATCTTCACCGGCCAGGTCGAGCGTGGCAGCGTACAGTTTGCCCTCTTCGGGGGCCAGCTGCACGATGTGCAGGCCTTTCATCATGGCCACACGCGCCGGCGGGAATAAACCGCCCTCCGCGTCGATCTCTTCGCTGAAATACTGCGTCTTGACCATGGGATGATTGCGCCCCAGGCGCTTGACCTGATCATCAACGAATGAGCCGTAGGCCGGCACTTCTTTTCTGACATCGTTAGCAGTCAAGGTGAACACCCTTTTGATGCCGTCCTCCTGTTCCGCTTTCCTGCAGGCGCGCAGCTCGCGGGCAAGCAGTGTCCTGCTCGTCCAGGCTGTGCCCCAAAAGACGCGGGTCGCGTTGGTTGAAGCGGCCATGGGGGCAATGTCCTTGTCGAACTTGGCCGGAAGAACGTCCTGCGCTTCGTCCACTTCGAGCAGCAGGTTGGCCGTCGCGCCCACGATGTTGGATCTCGGCTGACCGCTGAAGAAATAAAGGCGGCATGTACCAACCCTGTAGATATAGCCCGATTCCTTGGACCAGAAATGCCTGGCTAACTTGTTCACTTCCAGCACCCGCTCCAACCGGCGCATGGCATTGAGGGTCTGCGGTTTCCATGTAGGGCTGACCTTTACGATCTCGGCGCCCATGAGGTAGAACAGGCAGAAGAGATAGGTTTCGAGCTGAGCCTGCAGCTCGTTCTTTCCGGATTGCCTGGGGAACATGATCACGAATGATCGGCCGGCGTGCTCCTGTATGCTTTTGATGATGGCCAGGGCGGGTGCTTTTTGATACGCCCGCAGCGTGAGCCCTGAGGCCTCCTGACAGAAGCAGGAAATATCTTTCAGGCTTTTGATGGCCAGGCGTTCTATGGTGCTGAATTCGGATCGGGGCATGATTCATCGTGAGCCCAGCCAGGCGGCCACTGCAGCCGCAATGAGAGTTAATGCAGCCTGACCCGCCTGGATGAGTGTGGTAGTGGTTTTGTTTGAGATCACGGCATCATCTACAATTCTGATCCTGTCCTCATGATCCTTGATCAGGGTTTTGATGGCTGAAATATCGCTTTTAACCTGAGCCAGCTTTTCGGTTTCCAAGGTCGAGTGATGGCTTAAGTTTGCTTCGATCCTTTGAAAGCGCGACTCTATGGAGTCTTTGAGGCGGTTGATCTGCGAGTTGAGGAGATCTATTTCCAATTCGTCCATAGTAGCCCAACCTTATACAGGCATTAATCAGGATCGTTTCTACTTGCTGAGGGGTTAGTGAATCCAAGTTCATGGGCAGCCACTCCGAAAGCCTGGGCGAGCTCATTGAGAAGATTTTCAGGACCCTTGCCACCGCCCAAGATTTGATCAGTGCGCAGCAGGCCGGCGAGGCGGGTACAGGCAGCGCCCAGGGTGTTGAGGGAAAAAGACCACTGTTGGAGATCTTGCTTTTCGTGATCATTGGCATAATCAAAAACCCTCCTGATAATGACGCGCAGGAGGGCGATCTCGTCCGTCAGGCCAGTGCCAAGGGCTGTGTCCAGATCGGAGAGTTCTAAAGATGCCATGCTTTTGGCATAAAAGCCGTGCTTATAAGCGTTGCGGTTGCCCAGCATGGCAGCCGATCGGCGTGCGGACTTGGCGGATTTCTTTGCTTCGGGCATCATGTCCTTTCTGGGTTTCAGGCAGGCTGGCCCGGGCGGGTGAAGGGGGTCTCCGGTTATCGTTCCCCTCCCCTCTGAGGAGGGTGCTGGGGCTGGGTTATCAGCCCGCGCTCTGGAGAAAAGTTCTCGTCCGGCCTCTCCCCGGCCCGGCCTCTGGCCAGTTGCGGCGCCAGCCTGCCATGCGGAATGTAAATGACATAGTACTTATGTTCTATTTACAGGCCCTACTATAGCGCCGCCCCCGCCTCTTTTCAACCTGTCAAAAGGTGAATAACATATTTCCTCCCCCGGTGTCCCACGGGGGACCATGGCGCAAAGCTTTTTTGCTTTGTGGTGCATGGGAGGGGGACTTCTCATAAATCGCACCTGGTGTCTCCGAA